TGCACGCCATCCATCCATCGGGATAGCGACTTCGCCATGGGCAAGAGCCCTTCCGATGATGGGAATGCCAATACTGCCCTCGCTTCGCTCCACTCCTTCCGCAATCTTTTCAATCGCGGATTGCACATCATCTTCTTCGGACAGGCCGAGGCGGTCAAATTCCGGCAGTCCCGGGAGCCTCACCTGCCCGCCTTCCGTCTGCCAGTGGATGGCATGCCGATGTCCGTCCGACTGGACGGGGGAATACAATACCGTCTTAATGGCGTCCATTCTTCGTTTCCCCCTTCTTTGCGGAAGCAGCCTTCCTTGCCCTTTCCTCGGCGGCTTTCTGCTGTCTGCGTTCGTTCACTGCTTTTCCCAGATTGGATTTGTTTACAAACTTCACGGCTCATCCACCTCCTCCGTAGGCTCCGGTTCCGGCTCCGGTTCTGGTTCCGGCTCTGGTTCTGGTTCCTGTTCTGGTTCTGGCTCTGGTTCTGGTTCTGGTTCCGGTTCTGGCTCTGGTTCTGGTTCCGGTTCTGGCTCTGGTTCTGGCTCTGGTTCCGGTTCTGGCTCTGGTTCTGGCTCCGGTTCTGGTTCTGGTTCTGGCTCCGGTTCTGGTTCCGGCTCCGGTTCTGGCTCCGGTTCTGGCTCCGGTTCTGGTTCCTGTTCATCGTCCAGGGATTGCACTTCAGCGGCCTTTGCCCATCCTGCCGCAACGCCATAGATGCGAACGGGCTGTGCCGCTTCTTCCGATTCGTCCGCTTCCAGCACCCATTTGATGCAGGTGCGCGTCTTCTCCGTACCGCCAGCTGGAAGGGCGTACTCGAATTTCGAGGCGACGATGCCGGTCTCGCCGTAATCCTGCACGGTGACCAGATCCATTTCCGCCCATTCCTCGTCCGTGTAATTGCACCGGTAGTCCGCAGTGATGCCGCTGCCTTCCGGTGCAATCAGCGTGACCTCTGCCGGGACAGTCTCCGTGTTTGCGTCAGCCTCCACTTCCTCGCCGTCCACGTAAACACGGATGGTCGTGTAGTCGATGCCGCTGTCCTGCAGGCGGATGGTCTGGCGGTTACCGGTGCCGATGCCGATGGGAATCCCCAGCCGCTCGATGATCTCATCATGGAAGGCCGCGTAAGCCCGGATGCGGACGCCATGGAGCGCACTATGGCGCACAAGCCCTTGCGCATACGCTAGTTTCCGGATGCCGTCTTTGCGGAACTCATGGGAGAGTAAGACAATCTCCTCCCCGGGGTGCCATGCGCTCAGGAGCTGGCCGTTCTGCAGTCCCGCCGTCGTCCGATAGATATAGGTGTCCGGCAGGTGATACGTCCCCTGGATATCGCTCTTCAGGACAATACGCTGGATCCCCTCGTTCTTGGAGGAGGACTTCACATGGATGGCTTCGCTGGTAGTACCGTCCGTCAGGATGTACCATTCCCCGGGGTGGATGCCGTCAAGGCTCTCCACGCCAATCGTCCGGCTTCCGGCAGTTGCGGCGATGACCCGGACGGACAAGGTATCGATTTCGGAGACAGGGTTCAGGTCATCGTAGAACAGCATGTTCGATAGCTCCATCACAGCAAAGAGCTCCCGCGGCAACGAGGATTCCGCATCGGGGCGGTGGATCCAGTAAGCTTCCGGGTCGAACGGCTCCGTGGAGCTTATGACCACCTTTGGGAGGCTCGACATCGTGAACGCGAGGTTCATGAGCTCCTGCTCCTGTTGGGAGAGACGTCCCGTGAGCAGGGGAATGGTGGCCGCGTTCCCGCCCAGGATGGCTTTCTGAAGGAAGGCCAGGCTTGTGCGGTGGAGCTTCCTGTCCCCCGTATCTGCCCAAAGATACCGGATGTTTTCTGCGTCCTCCCCAAAATGCGGCAAGGCAGGATGTGCCTCCTGGTCGCTCTCATGCTCCCGCAGCTCGGAGAGCAGGGCAAACGCGGAACTGTTCGGATCCAGAGTCACATGGATTTCCGTGGTGTAGCCGACAACAACGGACAGGCTGAACTCCGTGGAAACCACCCGCGCCCCGTTGGCCGAGGGCATCCATCCGTAATGGTCGCCGAAATTCGTGTAATTGTAGAGGACTTCCTCGCCTTCCTCATTCAGGGCAAACACGCCGATCTCGCGAATAGGGAAGCCGGGCGGCGTAACATTCGTGTTGTCCAGCAGGAACACGAATTTTGCCGTTCCGTCCCCGACGACGGACGCACGGAGCCATGGAAGCTCCATCTCTTCATGAGCCATGGCCTCCACGGTTTCCAGAGATTCCGTCTCTTCCGGCAGGATGCCGCTGCCGAAAACGGCCCGGGTAAACGTGATGCCCCGGCCTGCCGCCCTCATGGCCGCTTCCAGCTCACGCCCTTGGTTGGTGAGGACCATACCTTCATCATATGTGATGTCCAATTTCATCCACCCTTTCTATGCTTGTTTTCTGATGCCGACATGCCTGGGGAACAGGCTCCCCAGAAGGACTGCATGGGAAAGGCCGCCATGAACCTTCCCTGGCATGGCGGCTCGTATGCTTTGCAGGCAGGTATCGGGAAGGACGATGCAGGGCACGGCAGCATCCGTCCTGCATCCAGCGGGAAGCCTTTGGCGAACTCCCCGTCGGCCAGCCCACAGGACAGCCGCAAAAATTCCCGTCATTCTTCCGCCGGAGGACCTGCGCCGAAGCTCGATAGGCTCATGAACCGCACGAAGATGCGCCGGGAAGAGCGAGCCGAGCAGGAAGCCGCGAACATCCTTGGCCGGGACCACCTCCGGGATGGCCGGACGAATTCCCCGCATGGTATCATCCGAAAGAAACCCAAGCCCCAGAGGATGGCTGCAGGACGGATTCGACCGATACCAATCTACTTTCCTGGTCTGTGTGATCGGAACAACGAAACCAAACGGCAAGTCAGAAGATTCATCAATAGTGATATGAATATCGCTCAACGTTCCGCCATCCAGCCATGATCGAACGTTTTTTGCAGAATAGATGGCTTTCAGCAATTGATTGATATCCCGTGACGTATCGTCAAAAGCATCCTTGCCCGCGATACTGACGCGAAATGTGTATGGCTTGCCTCCGTACTCATACCACTCTGACACATGGCACGGACCGAAGACAGCAGACACCACCCGCTCCACCGCCGCAGGCGTTCCTTTGATGCGGTGCCAGGCAATGCTCTCCTTCACGAGCGCCCTGCGCTTCTCCAAGGGAAGGGAATAGTCGTAGAAATCGCAGTGGAGCTGGACAGCCAATGCATTGACCAGATCGCTCGGCAAGGTGTCAATCACCGGGTAAATCAGAACCCGGTAGATAATGGAATCATATTGGCGCAGAGCCTCATCGGAAAGGCTTGCCAGCTCCTTGACATTCTTCCGGTTCAGACTTTCCGGAAGATCCTCACGGATGGAATAATCCTCAAGATGCCTCATTCCTCCTCGCTCCCTTCCATGGCTACGGTTGTCCGGATATCCTGCGCCACCTGTGTCCTCTCCAATACGGTAAATTCCGGAGAAAGGATTTTTGTGCGCTTGACGCCGCTGATCCGTTTCATCTTGTAGATGAGTTCATCCGGATTGATGTCCCGCCCAATCTTCGTGCGCTGCCATGCCTTGTACTCATTGACCGCTTCCCAGACCTCTTTGGAAACCTTGGAAGGGTCTGCGTCCTCGTGGATCCAGTACCTCACATTCAGATCGTAGTTGACCGGCTCCGGCGGGATTACAAACAACTGATCCGTAAGAGGCCGCACCGTCCGGGCGGAAAGCTTCTCCATGATCTCGTCCAGCACGGTATTCTCCGGGATAACACCGCCTACGAGCAGGACAATCACCTGCACGACCCCCGGTTCCGGCGAGTAGACTTCCACATCAATGACCGCATTGCTGACGCTCTTGGCATGATAGGCATACGCGCCTTCCGAACCGGCGCAGGAATAGTGCTCCGGCGCCTCGAAGATGCGTTCCCGCAGGGAATCATCCGTCTCGATATCTGCGCCGCCCTCACTGGTGGAGATGTTTACGATGGAAGCTACGTATGGGATGGGATCGACAATCGTCCGGATTTCCCCCGGGGCATAGCCGTTCCCGACTTCTCCCGTCACGATGCATCTGGCTGTCACCTGTGCCGTTGTCTCCCCCGCCGGAATAATGAGATCCCTCACGGTGGCAAAGTAGATGTTCTTTTCCGGGCTGATCCTCGTCCCCTCCGGCACGATGGTTTCCTGCTCCCTCGCGATGGAGAGCGTCACCCGGAACACAGCGGAAGCCCCGCTTGCCTCCAGCCTCGTCGTTCCCACCAATACACCGAGATGGTCAAGGTTGTTGCCCTCGGAATACTTCAGGAGATTCTGTTTCCCGGTGTAGTTGAGCTTGTTCAGCAGGAGGATGATGACATTGACAATGAAAAGGATGAAAAGTCGCACGGGGTCGCCTGCGGCCAATGTCCTCCCCGTAATGGTCTCGTACAGAGCAAAGACCTCGCGCTCCACCTCGGCCTTGCTGATGTCGACAAAATCAATGTCTTTCAGTTCGGAAAGTCTAGGCACGGACGCTCACCTCCAAGACAGGAGACAGCCGTCCATTGAGATCTGCATCGAATTGTATAGACTCGACGACAGCCCGCGGCTCGTACCTGCGGATTTGTCTGAACATCTCGTTGGTCAGCTGTGCTTTCGCCACATGAATGGGGCGGTCTATCACGGAGGCATCAAAACCGAATTCCCGGTCAAGGGGGATGGAATATTTGGGAGTCGTCACGATCGTCCTCACATTCTGCAGGACTTCCTCGACAACGGTTCCCGGGGCAAAGTCAATCTCCGACTTCGCTATGCCCTTCACGATGTATGGCATGTCACAGCCCTCCCATCAGATTGCTCTCGGCGTTGTAGGTATCGCCGTAGTTTGTCTGGATTGCATTCTCCTCGATGCGGTTCCCGTCCTCGTACTCGGTGAGCTGGATGGAGGCAACACACTGCTGCATCTTCCCGTCCGGCAGCCACCAGCAATCCCCTTCCTTGATGGAGTCCAGCCGCCAATAGTTCTGCGTGACGGGAACGCCACCAAGAACCAAGGGGAACACCGCCCCCGTATCCCGCATGACGCGGAGCTTCTTGAGCTGTTCGGCAGGGTCGATTCCATGCCCCAGGTCGAGGATGATACGGAAGCTGAGCTTTTCCAGAGCAGGCCCGCCGAACTGGCTGACCGGCTTCCTGAGGATGAGGGCATGCTCCGCCCACCTCGTTCCTCCATCGCGCTCATAGTCCGTCGGTGTAAGCATGTGGTCTTCCGCCACCGAGAACACAATATCCCCCATATACCCGACATACATCATGCCCCGCCTCCCTTCCTGATTTTTTGGGCATAAGAAAACCGCCATGCTTCCATGACGGCTGTGTTAAAACCTGTATTCATCCGCCAATGAACACATCCCC